CTCGAATAACAACCATAGGCATATTATAACGTGTTTCGCTGTCAATTTCTACCCATATTTTTAAATTTACTATAGAATGGAATAATCTTTCCTTTCCATCTACTAGGTCTGACTTGATAACACTACCTTGCATCATACAATTACAACTTCTGGTGGTGTTTCCATCGTCTTTAACACTAAGGTTAAACTGACGGAAGTGTTTAGTCAACCAAGTTCTGGTCATAGTGTCCATATCAGTCTGGTAACGAGACCAGAAGTCAATCTGATATGTAAGATTAAATGGTATATGGGGTTCTTCCATTGTTACTAGCTTATTGGTTTTATCTTCGCCCACTTTGATTAACTGAGGGTCATATCTCTGTGGGTCAAATTTGTAGTCCTTATTGTAGATACTTACACAGGGGAACACTTCAAACTTGAGGTCTTCCTCTGGCTTACGGACAACGAATGATTTGTCACCTAATGCAGTTAAAACACCATTGGAGTTCTTCACTCGCACAGTGTTCTTTAATTCTTGGATTAGTCCTGTATTCACTTCTTCAAACCACACATTTGCTGACATCTATTCATCACCCCTTTACTAACTCTTTCATCAAGCCCTCCCAATTGGACTTGAGTATATCTTCAACCTCTTCAATTGTAGGCTGTATCAATGGTCGTGGTGGCATCTTATTAGTACCATACTCTAACCATATCATAAGTTCACTTAGCTTTCTACCACTTGGTGAGTGTCCTTTCCAAGGTGATGCACCAATAAAGATTGTACTTCCTTTAGCAGAAGATTTTATTCTTCTTACACTAAGACCATTACGAAGAGTACCTGTCTCTACTAAGATGGTGTCATCACCACCTTTTAACTCAATGGTTCTTTGTGCTAATGGTGTCCAACCTAAATCTTGGTTATCAATATGTCCTCGCATTTTCTCAAGAACAAATTCACCATCTTCATCTATTTGTGCTAGAAAAGCAGGGAATAGCTTAACAGCTAAATTCTGTAAGTATAACCCTGCTTTATTCCAATCACCAGATAGAGTTAAATTAAAATCACCCATTGGACTCACTACTTTCTATTTGTACACTATCTATGGTCAAGTCCTCTGTACACTCAAAGTCATACATAAGAAACACATCCTCTATATATGCTTTTGGCTTGATGTTATCAATGAGATAAAACACTCCGTGAAATTTTATAAGCCCTCTTCTCATTACAGCTAGGTCTGCATTTGTAACACCCAAATTTTTATTCTGTAAAGACTTGAGTGGAACAGTAAATGTTGCAGAGTCCTTAACTGTTTCGGTGTCTTGTTGACCCTGTGTAGGTGTCAAAACTGCTTTAGCAACCAATAACACAGGTTGCTTATACACTTTGAACTTAGACTCGCCATAGATATTTGTACTCGTTTGATTACTTAATGCGTAGTAAAACACACCATCGGTCTGCTCACTACCATCATTAAATAGGGTGGAGAATATTTCTTGTACACCATCTACAAAATCTTTTCTGATACTTGAATCTGCCATACACTACCTCCTTACTGAATGACTTCTGAATTAACTTCTTCTTCGTCTTCCAATTCTTCTAGTGTAGTGAATGTAATCTCTTTATATCCGAACACTTGATTTCTTTCAATGGAGATAACAGCCAAGTGATAAACTGTCTCTGGTTCAAGATTGGTGACCTTATGATTAGTGTTTCTGATGTTAGAGGTGCTGACAAGAAGTGTCGGCTCACCTACAATCTTGCAATCATAGGTTGCACCATCATTAAACATATCAATGATTTGACTCTCACTAATATACACCTTGAAACGACCAAAGTGACTTGTGTTAGTCACAGACCAATGGAACTTAACTCCATCAGTCGTAACGGAGTCAACCTTTAGAGATACTTTTGGAGTAGACTGCTTCTCATAGTTCCTGTTAGTGTAATGTCTATTACTTAAAAGAACATCAAAACTGCTTACTTCTCCTTGCCCCTCATTATCAAGCCAACTCTCATACTCGGCTCTAGCTTCTTCCACTAATTTCATATAGTGTTGGAATCTCTGGTCTTGCTTCAAGTAGTTGTTATTGTCAGCACCCATATCTACTTTATCAGCTTTGATGACTGCCAATTTGAGATACAGTTCAATCTTTGCCAATAAAATAATTGGGTACTCACTACCATCTGGTAGGTCTTCTAAATCAGTAACACTTGGGTATGCTCTTGACACACCCACTTTTATGAAGAGTTTAATGTCATCATCCGTCATTGACAAGTAAGCAGGGTCAATAGTCGTACTGCTTGGATTTTGAACATTGACACTACTCCTTAAAACACTTACTAAATCATTTATGGTTAATAACATTTCACTACCTCCTAACTAAATATTAGTTAAGTGGTGCAAGAAGTCCTCTATCATCAAGAATAGTCTTAACATTCTCTGGAACAGTATAAGTCTCACCCTTTTTAAGGTCATAACGAACCATTGCGATTACACACTTGTGGTCTTCACGCATACGGATTCTTACATTTCCCTCCTTGCGTACAGACTTCTCTGTAGCTGTAGGGTCAACCTCTACTGTAGCTTTCTTCTCTACCACTTCTTCAACTTCTGTCTCTGTCTCAACAATAGGAGTCTCAACCTCTACTGCTTCAACTGCAACGTCTTCTGTCTTATTAGCTTTCTTTACTGCCATAATAATTTCCTCCTTAAACTAATTATGGGGAGGGAGTGATTTTATTCTCCCTCCCCTTTTATGATTGGGTTCTACACTATATGTTTACTCTGCATTTGCAGGAACAAGTGCCACTGTCATAAGTTCTGTTACAGTACCACAAGTAGCTTTCACTACAAAGGATTCTGCTGTAGCAGTCTTAGCAACAGACACAACACCATTAGAAATGGAAACACCTGTAACTGCTTCATTAAGTGCTAAAGTAACTGCGTTAGACATCTCGTCACCATACTGACTGAGTGCCTTTGCAGTGTAAGTAGATGTGTTTGCTGTATCACCTGTAGGAACATTGATAGACTCAGCACCCTTGATTTTAACAGCAGTAACAACATCTGTAACTGCACCTGCGATTACAGTGGCAAGTTTCTCTGGGTCTTGCTGTGCAAAGAACACCATTTCTTTGATTGCTTCAATCTTCTTGCTCATTGTTATCTTCCTCCTTAGTTAAACTTGCTGAAACTGTTTGAATTAAGCAGTCTCGATAACAACACCATAGTCATTGTGAAGCAGACCAGTACCCCAGATAGCATACCAAGCAAGGCTTCTCTTTCTGCCGAAGTCTTCAACACCATTGTCACGAAGTTCAACAGGAAGAGACCAAGCAATACCATAGTAAGCATCACCAAAGATGACTGCTTGGTAAACATCAACATCAGCAGGAGCACCAGATGCACCGTGCTTTAAAGCAGCCTTATATGCAGGGTCAGTTGTTGCACAAGCACCATTGCACATAAGAGTAGTCTCGATGAAACGAGTGTCATCAATTCTACCGATTTCACCTGTGAATAACTGCTGAGGTGCACCATAGTTAGATGCGTTAATCCAAGCAGAGTCATCACGAAGGTCTCTGGACTGATGTGGATGCACGAAGCAAATCCAATACATATTCTGATACTTAGGAGCATTGTTAGTAGCAAGGATTTCGATAGCATCCTTGATAGTAGCAACCTTCATCTTATCAGTTGCAGTAAGATTCGCTCTGGAAGTCTTCTGACCACCATAAACGATGTTAGTTCCAGAAAGAGCAACATCACGAAGTTCGCAGTCCATAACCATAGCATAGTCACGACCTAACAGAGTAGTCGTAGTAGCCATAATGTCATCGAAAGAAGACTGAATGAGTAACTCAGAGTTAGAAACTGCATTACCGTGCTCCTGTACAGTAATCTGCTTCATAGAACCAGAAAGAGCCTGTGTGCTCATATTCTGCATTTCTTGTAAAGCACCACCAAGAGCAAGGTTATCATATGTGAGCATAGAAATGGTAAGACCCGGCTCAACACCTAACTCTGTCTTCTGAGTTGCGAACTGAGAGAAACGCATAATAGGCAGTGCCTTAAATTCGATTTCTCTGGAATAAACGATTCTAGTACCATTGCTGAACAGTGTACCACCATTGTTAGCACCCTGCTGAGTAGCAACAGTTACAGCCGCATAAGCCTTAACTGCAAATGCGTTAAAAATATTCTTCATTACCTGTGACTTATTCATCACTTTTACCTCCTTAAAGTTATGGTCTTCTCTTATTTAAGACCGAGATTTTTTCTTACTTCGGCATACTCTGGACTTCTCACATCAAGACCTGCAAGATACTCAAGGGAGTATTCTTTATCTTGTACACCAGAGACAGTAGGATTTGCAGGAGACTTAGGAGTTCTCTTCTGCTTCTGACCACCATTTGCAATACCTAAAGACTTTCTAATCTCTTCACTTCTTGCAAGTGCTGACTGAATAGAAGCATCAATCTCTTCCTTAGTAGTACCCATAACTAATTCTGGTACTAAAATGTCTTCTCTCAACTCTGCCATCTTTTCGGCTTTGTAGGTCTTTACTGTGTACTCAGCTTCAAGTTCTGCCCTAACTTCTGCTTCGACCTCTTCACGACTAACAGGCTTCTGGCTTTCAAAGGTCTTCACCTTGTCTTCAAGGCTCTTCTTATCAGCTTTAAGTGTTTCCACTTCGGCTTTCAGTGTCTTAGTCTCTTCACTATCACCACTTCCTGCTTTTGTTAATTTGGTCTCTGCTGTTTCAAGTCTTTTCTCAAGGTCAGCAATCTTTAACAAGTCCGAGTTGTGCTGTTCAGTGAGTGTGTTCACCTGTGTCTTGTACTTCTCGATTGTCTTGTACTGCTTGTCCTTTTCTTCTTTTCTGGCTTTAGCAATCAAGTCCTCATAATTGATTGTAGGTGGGTTGGTTGGTTGGTTGTTATTCGTATCATCACCTGCAACACCATCTGGGTTCTCATCTGCGAATGCCTTTAAAGAAAGTGCTTCAACAGTGTTCTTGATAGCTTTGTCACTTAATCTTGCGATAATACCACGATAGTTTTTCATAATAGGTTACCTCCATACTATTGAATTTGTCCTTATAATAACACATCAATTTCTCAAAGTCTATAGGTAGAACCTAAGAAATTGATAGTTATAACAAGTATTACTGTTCTGCACCACCATTTTGACCTGTGGTGGCAACTCTCATCTGCTCTTGAGGTGTTTGACCATTCATCATACCACCTGCATTAGTTGGTGTCATAGCACCTTGATTTTGATACCAGAACTGTTGTAGAGCAGGGTTAAACAATTCTGGGTGTTCTACTCTTTCCTTATCAATCTCAGCAATCTTCTTGGCAACATTGTCTTTGCCGAGTCTCTCCATAGCACCGTGTCTACACTCAAGACCAAGTGTGAGTTCTTGCTGAATCTTCTGTAACTCAATGAGTTCATCCTTTGGTAAGGTGTCTGGGATTTCTACTTCATTGTGTACAAAGTCCTTCATAGAGATTTCTTCTGGCTTTTCAATGAGTCCGTGATAAAGACTAATAAAGAGAATCATCTTATTTACTCTCTCAAGACCTGCTTTAGAGCAGTTTCTCTTTACCCTCGTCTTCTCAATCAGTGGGAGATTGATATACTGTAGAGCAACACCACTTGTATTACTGATAGCACTAGCACCACCTAAGACTGTCTCTGGAATACCTGCAATCTCACACATAGCAGTTCTGGTGTCTGCTACATAATTGCTACTTGCAGTTAAATCACCTTGCAGTCCGAGGTTTTCTACTTTTGCATCTTTAGGAAGACCACCCCATACTTTGTTAGCACCTTTCTCAAGGTTTCCAATCTTAGCACCATACACAAGTGTAATAGGTGCAGAGTGATAATCAATGACCTCAGAGATGTCACTCTTCTTAGTGTTCAATTCCACATTCAATGGGATAATGTCATCAAGGTCTCCAATACCTCTGGTACGACCTGCGATAGGGAAGTTCTTAATCTGGACAAAAGGAATGAAACCATAAGGGTTCTGCATTCTATCAGTTTCTACACCATCAGTATATACTACAATCTCATTATTTGTCCAATACTCTTTATAAAGAACTGTGGTCTCTACACTTCTTCTAAACAGAAGTCCTGTATCACGCACACTTCTTATAGGGTACATAATCAAAAGGCTCTCTAACCTGTCTTTATCGTGGTCATTGAAGCGAGGAAAAGCAAATTGTGTAGGAATAACAGAAAGTCTAATTCGACCATTAGGGTATTCTTGGAATGGGTCTACTAAATCTTCTGGCTCTTCAAACTGTACTTTAATCCACGATTCACCTGTGATGGACTTTGTTTGTCCAATCTCAGTAAGAAGTGTTTCTCTGTTATTATCATCCCACACTTGTGAGAGATAATCTTGGAGTGTCTTCTCCTGTATTCTGTATGGCTTCTGGATTTCATCTGGCTCTACTTGACCACTACCATCTTCATCGAGGTCAATGCTGATTTTAGGGTCATTGATGGTAACACCTAAATTCTCAATCTCAACGGGTGTCTTAATAGAGAATCCTTTACCAAACTCAAAGGCAACGAACTTATTTACGAAAGGTCTACAATAGTTGAATGTGACCTGTGGTGTGTCAAGGTCATCAATCCCCTCCCAATGATACCCCTCATAAAAGTTCCAAGCCTCTTTCACTCTCTTTAAATACAAGGTCTCTTCATTGGTGAGGTCTCCACCACTAATCAATTGACCTATATTTAGAGTGTCTTCAAAACTGTCACTGTACCTGTGACGAAAGTTTTCTATCATTTCACTCTTTACCTCCTTTTATCTTCTTCTAGCAGTTCTTCTGTTCCTGCTTCTAAACACATTAGTGCGAGTGTCGTGTCTATTCATAACTTCACTCCTATTCTTGGTCTCAGTGTTGTCTACTTGTCCTGCATCTTTAGTTCCCCACACTGCTAGTGCCCAAGAGTCTGGGTAGTCATCGTGTGCACCTCTCTCTGGTGGGTGAGACACAACAAGGAAACTACCACTGTAACCTTTCTGCAAGTCAGCTAACTGCTCAGTGAATCTTTTATATTCCCTAGTCTCTTTAGTGGCATCACTCATAGGGAATCTTGCTCGACCTGTATTTATCTCGGTCTGCAAGTGCTTGTATATGTCCGATTTACTCTTACTACTAAATGTGAATAGCCACACTTCACATCGTAGATTAGCTTGTAT